GCAGGTAACATACAATATATACTGCAATGCATTTAAGTAATTATAAATCAAATAATTAACAAACGGATTTTCCCATTAACATAATTGATTATAGGAAATAAATTACAAAAAAAATATGAATTAATGTTCAAAGGAAAATCCATATGGAAAACAACAGCAGATTTTATCAAGTCTGGTGCATACATAAAAAAGCATCCAAAATTAGGAACCGATAAGTTATTCTATAAATTAATGACTGCAGACAACAGACCATTAATGTTCGTTACGAAAAGAACGTTTAATTTATTGATTAAACACCGAAGAATACAGATGGATAATAAAACCGGTTACTATGTTATGAATCCGGTTTGGAGAAAAGTGAGAAAGGATAAAAAAAAGAAAGTGCTCAAACGTGCACCTAAGAAAAAAGAAGCACAGTTGAGTCTTGATTTTAAAGCAAAAAAATTGAAATTATCATAGAAAAAAATGAAAAAGTATTTGTCAATATCAAAAATTCTAATTACCTTAGTATTGCTATTTAATTCAAGTAATGTATTTACATTTCACAATCAAAATAAACTCTACTTCGGACAATCCTGCCTTGCGCTTGAATTGAATAGCACCGGAGTAGAGCCATTTTATTTTATGGAAAATTTACAACTGAAAATCGACTTCACAGCTAAAGATGAAGAAATTTGGAAAGATATTTCAGGTTACGAAGGATATTATCAAGTATCAAATCTTGGTAGGGTAAAAACACTAAACTACAACCACACTAAGAAAGAGAAACTATTGCACTCAACGGAAAATAGGGATATGTACTTGCGTGTTGGTTTGTACAAAAACGGAAAACCTAAAATAAAAAGAGTTCATCAGCTTGTAGCTGAATCATTCCTGAATCATAAAATATGTGGACATAAGTTAGTAGTAAATCACAAGGATTTTAATAAGCAAAATAATCATGTTGATAATTTAGAAATCGTAACACAACGAGAAAACGCCAATAAAAAACACATCAATAGTTCAAGCAGGTTTGTAGGTGTTTCTTGGCATAAAGAAAATAAAAAATGGCAGGCATCAATATGGATAAACGGCAAGCTAAAATATATAGGCAGCTTCACTTCCGAACTTGAAGCATCAAGCGCATACGAAACAGAATTATCAAAAATAGAAAAAATAAATACAACCGATTAAGCAATTTTAGCATTGCTACTTGCAATTATTAATCACTTTTAAAATAAAAATTATGTATTATCATCAACAAGAAAACACAATCATCAATGTGCAAATCCACAAAGGTGAATTCCTAAAGGTAAAATTTAACCAAAGTATTCCTGGCGGAAAAGACAAAACTAGCAGAGAATGCGGTTCGCGCATCCATCCGGATTTAGTAGAAGCATTCGGTAAATTAGACGAACACTTGGCAAATCTAACTTTCCAAAGAAACAGCGAAGGCGCCATTGACTATGCAGCAGTACATTGCAGCGGTTACGAATTAGACCTGAAAGATGAAAATGGTATCAAAGTAAAACTTTCCGGAAGCCGACACCTGCAAAGCAATAAAACGCTGGAATTGGTATCACCAAAGCAAAACATTTTGGAAACCGGAATTGAAATTTATGAATACGACGGCAGAGAAGAATTAGACAAAGCACTGCAGGCGTGTGATGAAGAAGTACGCGCGTATCTGTTTGAAGGCAAACATGCGGAAGAGCCACAAATTTCAATGGACTTAGACACAGAAGAAGTGCCAAAGAAAGCGAAAGGAAGAAGAAAAAAAGATGCATTAGCAGAGTTGACAGAAATGGTGCAAGATGGTACGCTTACAATTTCAACCAATAAATCTGCTACAGATGTTTCAGCAGATAAAGAAGAATTCTAAAAAACAATATCCCAACTAAATGATAACAATATTTCAGAAGCCTTTTGGTTTTCATATAAAACTTGACAAATGGAATGCCGATATTATAGCGGACATAAAAGCTATTAACTGGCAGTCCAGAAAATATATAGAAGCCGAAAGGGTTTGGGAGGTTGATTTAAGCCACAAGGCGGCTGTTGATGCACTTAAAATACGGTATGGTGGTAGGTTTGTAGAACAAACTGAGGAAGAAAAAATTGGCGATATTCCACCTATGCCAAAACTTACTATTGATATTCCTACAAGACTTCCGCTCCGTGAATACCAAGCAGATGGTGTTGCTTATGGAATGGAGAAATTGCATTTTATAAATGGTGACGCTCCAGGTCTTGGCAAAGAACAACCTTTAAGTTCTTTAATTGCAACACCTGATGGTTTTGTGAAAATGGGTAACGTGAAAATTGGTACTTCTGTTTTTGGCGCCGATGGAAATATTTATAATGTAACAGGTGTATTTCCACAAGGCAAAAAAGATGTGTACGAAATTACATTTAATGATGGAGTCGTAACTCATTGTGGTATTGACCATTTATGGAAAATACGTGATGCAAATAGAAGAAGAAGGGGTAATGGTTGGATTATTAAACCACTTAGTTTTATGCTAAAATGGGGTGTATTAAGCAAACTTGATAATAAAAGAGAGAAAAGTGGAAGAAAAGCAGCGTTAAAGTGGGAAATTCCAATGTGCGATCCTGTAAAATACAGTGAAAAAGATTATTTAATTCATCCATATCTTTTAGGTATAATGCTTGGTGATGGAAGTCTTGGTAATAAATGCATCTGTATATCAATTCCTGATACAGAAAAAGAAATTCTTGATAGAATTACATACCTTATACCAGAGTACATGAAGTTTACGCCAAACAGAAGTGGTGCATGTCCAAACTATAGTTTGGTTCAAAAGTATGCATACAAGAATAATCCTTTTATGAAAGAGATTAGAGAATTAAAATTAGACGTTAATGGTTCAAAAAAGTTTATTCCAGAAATTTATTTACATGGTTCAGTAGAACAAAGAATTGAATTATTACGTGGTTTAATGGATTCTGATGGTAGTGCTAAAAAAAATAGGCTGACGTTTCATTCAAAGTCAAAATCTCTAGTTGATTCAGTTGCTACTTTGGTGCGTTCACTCGGTGGTCAGGCTATAATAAGGATTTATGATAGAACTCACCATAACAAAGGAATTGAGTACCAGTTAAATATTAGAATTAAAATTTGTCCATTTTATTTAACAAGAAAAATTGCTCAATACAATATAAAAAAGGAAAATTATTGTTCTCGTTATATAAAAAGTGTTGTATTAAAATCAAATGAAGAATGTCAATGTATTTCTGTATCTGCACCTGATAAATTATATCTTACAGATAATTACATTGTTACTCATAATACATTTCAAACAATCACTACTATTTATGCGCTTAATGCGTGGCCGGCATTAATTATTTGTCCTGCATCATTACGTAGAAATTGGCAGCTAGAGTGGGAAAAGTTTGTAGGTATTAAGGCAATGATTCTAAACGATAGCGTAAAAAAGACTTGGCCAACATTCTATGAAATGGGAATGTGTAAGGTATTTATTGTCAATTATGAAAGTTTGAAAAAGTTTTTTGTGCAGGATATTGTAAAGAATGAAAAAGGTAAATTCAAACTATCTAATGTAAAATTCAATAGCAATATTACACTTTTTGATTCTGTTGCTATTGACGAGTTGCATAAAATCAAGGACCCGACAACAATGGTAAGCAAGTTGGTTCGTGGTGTTTGCGCTAAGAAAAAGGTGGTAATTGGATTAACCGGTACACCAATAGTAAACAAGCCAAAGGATTTAGTAGCGCAACTATTAGCCATTGGCCAACTAGAGGCAGTAGCCGGAAATTACAAGCATTTTATGAATCGTTATTGTGGAGGAATGGCCGGTGCCGGCGCCACAAATTTGGAAGAATTAAACTATAAGCTAAAAACCACTTGTTTCTTCCAGCGGTTAAAAAAAGACGTTCTAAAAGATTTACCGGACAAGGTACACCAAATTGTCTATTGTGACATCACTACGCGCGACGAATACAATAAGGCATCTACCGACTTGGCAAACTACCTGAAAGAAAATAAGGATAAAACCGATGCTGAGGTAGCTAAATCAATGCGCGGTGAAGTAATGGTGAAAATTGGCATTCTAAAGCAGATTTCAGCGCGTGGTAAAATGAATGAAGTTTCAGAATACATTGAAGAAATTGTAGATGCAGACGAAAAGGTAGGTGTATTCCTACATCACAAGGAAATAGCAAATTTCGTTAAAGAAAAGTTTCCCTCCACTTTGTTATATACCGGTTCTCAGAGCGACGAGGAAAAAAATAAAGCGGTGCACGATTTTCAAAAATGCAAAAAATGTGACATCCGGTTTGAAAACCACGTCAACTGTGATCACGAACATGTACCGTCAAACAATAAAATAATTGCATTAAGCACAAAAGCCGGTGGTGTTGGATTAACTTTAACTGCTGCCAGCAGAATGGCTGTAATAGAACTACCATGGCATCCTGCAGACTGTGAGCAGATAGAATCCAGATTTCATAGAATGTCGCAAAAAAACAGCGTCCAGTGTACCTATTTTCTAGGAAAAGACACCATTGACGAACACATCTATGATATCATTGAGAAAAAACGTGCTATTGCTGATACGGTTTTAGGTGTAAGCGACGACCGGAAATTCGTAGATGATTTCATAAAAGATTACAACGACGGTAAAATAAAGTTGTGATATGTTGCACTATTTCAAAAAAATGTTGTAATATTGGGTATCGTTCAATTAAGCAAATAGATAATTAATGAAAATTTATAAAATTTAATATTTAAAATAAGTCTCACACGGTTCGGCACTATTTGCTGTTTTGAACGATATCTTTATTGCCAGCGTGTGAGGCGGTTTTTTAATCAATTATTGTATGGATAAAATTACCACATTGACCTACCTAATTAACTTATATTATTCAGTATGTGACAATTGGAAAGAATATCTTCCTCTTGAGTACAGTCCTGATGAAATTACAAAATATAGGGCGAATATTGTAAATACAATTCACATAATTGTACACAATAAAATGCCATTAGGTAGTAATACGTTTAGCCTTTTGAGTATGCTTAATAATGACATTTCTGGTAAAAGATATACTGCAGAGGAAATTATTGAAAAACTAAAAATTTATGCATAATGGCAGACGATAAAAAAGCTGTATTATTTTACTGCGACCTTATTCATACAATTGAAAAACTAATTCTTAAAGACAGGATAAATAAAACTAATAATGCCGGTGAATTATTCTACCACTACGCGCAATATATTAATGATTTAAACCCTACTCCAATAAATGATATTGTTGATTTAGCATTTGAACCAATCAAGCAAACACTTAAAAGGGATTTAAAAAAATGGGTAAATATTAAAATAAAAAGAAGTGAAGCAGGAAAATCAGGTGGTATAAATAGCGGAAAATCAAGAAGTAAGAAGCAAAACGAAGCAAACGAAGCAAATGCTTCAAAAACGAAGCAAAACGAAGCAAACGAAGCTGTAAGTGTAAGTGTAAGTGTAAGTGATAGTGTAAGTGTAAGTAAAATAAATACTAAAGTATTTATAGCACCAACTCCAGAAGATGTAATTAAATATTTTAAAGAAAATGGTTATGATGAAAATTTAGCTAGCAGAGCTTTCAAATATTACGATACAGCAAATTGGAAAGATTCAAAAGGTAAGCAAGTAAAAAATTGGAAACAAAAAATGCAAGGTGTTTGGTTTAAGGAAGAAAATAAAACAAAACAGACAAGTCTTAATGAACCCTTAAAAATGGTATATTAATGGAAATTAACGGTTTTGAAATAAAAGAATACAATGTGAATGGATTTAATCTTATGGGTAAAACCACAGGAGTAGTTCAAACAACATGTGTATTTTGTTCTGAAAGCAGAAAAAAGAGTAAAGATAAATGTTGCTCAGTATTCTTAGACAAAGCATGGTTTGAATGCCATCATTGCGGAAAAAATGGACAACTACACACTTACAAAAAAACCACCGAAAAAGAATATGTAAAGCCAGTTTTTAGAAATAAAACAGAATTATCAGATACAATTGTATCTTTTTTTGAGAAAAGAAAAATAAGCCAAAAAACATTAATAGATTTTAAAGTAACCGAAAGTATAGAATGGATGCCTAAAGCTGGAAAAGAAGTGAAAACTATAAATTTCAATTATTTTAAAAATGGTGAACTAATTAATATAAAATATCGTGCAAATAATAAGGATTTAAAACTACACAAGGGTTCTGAATTAATATTTTATAATTTGGATGCTATTAAGGATTGTGACGAATGTTTTATCGTTGAAGGAGAACCAGATTGCTTAGCTATGGCAGAGGCAGGGTATAAAAATACCGTTTCTGTGCCCAATGGAGCCAATTTAAAGACAAATAACCTTTCTTACGTAGATAACTGCTTTGAATTTTTTATCGGCAAAAAAACAATCTATTTGGCGGTCGATAACGATGAAGCAGGCCGAAAGTTAAGAAATGATTTAGCGGATAGGTTTGGAAAAGATATTTGCGTTTTTATTGAGTTTAAAGATTGCAAAGATGCAAACGAGTGTTTGATTAAATACGGAATACAAGGGATTATTGAAAGTAAAAACGATTTTAAGCAATTCCCTATTGAGGGTGTCTATACTATTTCTGATTTGTCGGATTCTATTATTGACATGTATCATAATGGTTTAGATAAAGGTGTTAGTTTGCAAATTGAAGGTTTTGATTTAAGTATAGTTAAATCTTACCTGACAATTATTACCGGAATTCCCAGCCATGGAAAAGGTGAACTTATAGATTATATCATTATTCAACTCCGAAGATTATCTAATTGGAAAGGCGCACTATTTTCACCCGAAAATGAGCCTACACAATTGCATTTTAGTAAATTTTGCAGAAAAATTATTGGGAAGCATTGGGAAGGAGAAAATAGGATTACACTTGAAGAATTAGCAATGGTTGAGGCTTATTTAGACAATTATATTTTCTTTATAAAACCAGAAAAGGATTTTACATTAGAGACTATTTTAAATTCGGTAAAAGATACTCATTTAAGATATGGTTTAGATTGGTATGTAATTGACCCTTGGAATAAATTAGACCATAAATACACCACAACAGAGACTAAATATATCTCTGAATCCCTAGACGCTATTATTAGATTTAACAAAGTATATAACCTGCACTGTTTTTTGGTAGCACATCCAACAAAAATAAATAAGGATAGACAAACAGGAATGTTTGAGATTCCAAATTTGTATAGTATTAACGGAAGTTCACATTTTTACAACAAAGCTGACAACGGCATAACTGTTTATAGGGATTTCCAAAAAGGAACTACATTGATTTACCGTCAAAAGGTAAAATTTGACCATTGGGGTACAACAGGAGTAAGTGAGTATTATTTTGATAAAAAAAGACTTAGATATAATCCAACACAAGTATTCGACACATCAAATTGGATTAATAATTCTCCTATTACATTAGCCGAAGAAATGAGAGAATATATTGATAAAAAAAATGAAGAACCTTTTGAATTGTTTTAAAAATTTATAATATGGCGCACTTTGAAGTAGGAAAAGATGTAGTTTGTAGAGATATGCTAAAAACGAAAGAAATATTTGCCAATTGTTACGTAAGGAGAAAGTACAAATTGTTTTTTGTAAACAGTGATGGTTTGTATTTGATTTTAGATACGTGGAGTTCTCAGAAAATAGTGAAAATGGTTAAGATTTTGAATAAGGTAGAAAATAATTTGATTATAAAATAAAAACCAATGGCAGAATTTAAAAAAGTAGTACACATAGATTTTTTTACGGCATCAGGTGTAATTAAGAAAGCAAATAAAGAATTGTTTGATAAAGCAGAGCTATATGAAATAACACACGACGAAGCAGCGGTTGCATCAAATAAACTATGGATAGATTTTATCCATAGTTTTCACTATCCGCATGAACACGGTTACAGATACGAAACCAATGAATTAAAAGACAACAATACTCAACCATTAAATGCCGATCAAAAATGAAATTACAATTAACACGACCTTTAGTAACGCTGGATATAGAATCAACCGGCGTAGATGCAGAAAAAGACAAAATAATTGAACTTTGTCTTTTAAAACGATATCCGGATGGAACTACCGAAATAAGAACCAGACGATTTAATCCAGGTATAGCTATTCCACAGGAAGTTATAGACATTCATGGAATTACCGATGAAATGGTAAAAGATGAACCTGAGTTCAAGGTATTCGCAAAATCCATATTATCATGGCTGCAAGGTTGTGATATAGCATTTTTTGGTGGTAATAAGTTTGATATAAAAATTCTGTACAATGAATTCCGCCGTGCTGGTGTTACATGGGATTACATGCAGCACTTTTTAGTTGACGTAGGAAATATCTACAAAATTAAAGAACCGCGCACTTTGGAAGCTGGTGTAATGTTTTACCTGAATAAAGAGCATGTAGGCGCACACGGAGCCGAATCAGACACTATTGCCACCTTAGACATCTTAGATGTTCAAATGGAAAAATACGGCGATATTCCGGATAATATCGAAGCGCTGGCATTATTTAGCAACTTTGATAGACCGGTATTGGATCTGAGTGGTAAATTCCGGACCGATGATGATGGTGATATCGTATTTAATTTTGGACCTAAGTTCGGCATGAAAGCGAAATACAACATTGATACACTCGAATGGATGCTGAGTAAAGATTTTCCGGCAGACACATGTAGTGTTTGCTATAAACTAATGGAAGAATTTGGCGGAAACAATTTTGATGATAATAATCACTAAATACAAAAATATTAATCACTAATTTCACTAAATAAAAAAATCAAATGGAATTATCAGGAAAAATCTTTAAAGTTATGCCACTGGAGACCGGTGAAGGCAAAAATGGCGTTTGGAAAAAACAACAAATTATCATAGAAACAACTAGCGACAAGTATCCTAAAAAAGTAGCAGTTCAACTTTGGGGCGACCTTACAGACAAAGGATTTCAGGAAGGTGCCGAAATTTCAGTAGAATTTGACGTGGAAAGCCGTGAATATAACGGTAAATGGTACACAGATGCAAAAGGATGGAGGGTTAATAAAAATACAAGTTATGTACCGGCACAGCAGCAAACAACTACATCAAATGAAAGCACTACAAACAGTACTTCAACACCAGATTTTGATGGTCAAACACCACAGATAGATGATGATCTTCCATTTTGATTCAAAATCCGTATTCTTTTAATAAAATAATTAAATCCGGCAGGTATTTAGGCGGTATATTTCTTCCGGTTTTTGATGAAATAGCATTACTGATTGTTCCGGATGGAACTTTCAGTGAATTTTCTAAAGCATAAACGCTGATAAATGGCTTAGATTTAAACCATTCTACTATAAGCAGGCTAATTATATCAAATCCATATTTTTGCAGCTTATTTAAAGCCATATTGTGTTTAGGGATAGAATTAATGTAGTTTAATAGTGCTAGAATATCAATTTTAGAATCTTTAA